ACAGAGCACATGGGGTTTAACCTTGGTAATGCCTTAAAGTATATTTGGCGATGTGATCTTAAGAAAGATGCAGTAGAAGATTTAAGAAAAGCTCGATGGTACATTGAAAGAGAAATACAAAAACGAACTGCGGTCGGTTCGTTTGGATTTGCAGATTACGAAACTATTTATCATGAAACGGAGTGTGGAAAATGATTGTACAAATTGATGACGACTTTGCAGATGTTATAGTCGTTGCCTCACTGGCAGATAGCTACGCCAGCATGAAACAGAGTCTTAAAAATGGATCTCTTTGGCACGAAGATGATGTGGCGGCATACAAAGAAATGCTACCTGCATTAAAAACTGTTGGTGCGTGGTTTAGCATCGACTTTGATGCGGAAATTAAAAAAGCTAAAAAGAGGTTAAAATGAATAGATACCTACCTGCCGATTTAGAACAAGCCATCATGATGGCATGGCAAACCAGCGAAGATATTGATTTGCTGTTTAAGCACTATGGTGATGCACCAAAACCAATGACCGAGGATGAGGTTATGAATGCGTTACTCGGCATCAAGACTTTGCATGACATGCGCTGTCATGCGCTGATGGAGATGCACTGCAAGGTGTTTGAACTTAATGAGTACTGCACCGACCCAGAAAAACTAGCAGCAAGAAACACCCTTTTTGGGTTGGCGGTACCTGATTTAGATTTAGATGTAAAAATTAACAAACCAAAGAAAGGAAGTAAAAAATGAGCGAAATCACACAAGAGCAATTAGATGCAATCGAAGTAAACATCACAGCAACAGTGGCGCAGGTTAACCAGCTGTTAATCATCTTGGGCGAAACAGCATTTGTTAAAGCCGCGCCATTTGTCAACTTGATTCAGTCCCAAGCTGGCCCCCAAGTTCAAGCCGCTATTGCAGCACAGCAAGCAACAGAACCCACAGTAGCACCAGTCACTGAGTAATGGCCGGAGATAACTTCCTGCGTAACCTCCTCGCCCGAGCTGGTATCAGTAATGATATTGCCAAGGCGGTGGAGGAAAAAACCAATAAGCTTACTGAGGAGCAGGAACAGTGGGCGCAGTTACAAGCCTCCGACATGACCAAGAAAATCATTAACGAAGTTCTTGGTGATCTAAAGGCACAAGAGGCAAAACGTCAGCAAAAACAGGCCCCCAAAAAGATCATATTAACAGGTGACGAATAGGGCGAAATACGCTAGTTTTTTGGATAAGTAGTAATAGGACATGCCGTGATGGCACTCCTCGACCCCTTTGCCGTGTAAAGAAACGGCACTGGTTGGTGGTCTACCAGCATAGAAAACCACCACCTTTACAACGCCCAAGACAGTAAAGGTGTATTACCAAATGCGGGCAATCACACACTTAAACACACAGGAGAATTAACATGACTTCACCATACGAATTACGCTTTAATATCTTTAACACCGCTAAAGAGATCTTAGAATCCCAGTACCAAGCCAATTTGGACGCTTGGAAACTGTTAGATAAGGCATCTAAAGAAGCCGCAGACTTAGCCCCTAAGTTCCCCACTGTCCACGAGATCGTGGAGAAGGCCTTGGAGATCAATAAGTTTGTCAGCGAAACAAATCACAACGAACTGGTCAAGGTAGCTAAACGCCTTACCGGCACAACAATAGTATTCTAAGGAAGCATTATGGCAACTAAACCCGGCTTATACGCAAACATCCACGCAAAACAAGAACGCATCAAGGCTGGCTCAGGCGAGAAGATGCGCAAGCCGGGCGCTAAAGGCGCCCCAACAGCTAAGCAGTTTAAACAGGCGGCAAAGACCGCTAAGACAAAATGAAAGACTTTAAAACACTTCCTAAGATGGCATCAGGCGGCTCCGTTAAGCATGACAAGCCGATTGCCAAGACCACCACTGGAAAAGATCGTCACTACCTTTCCACTAAAGAAGGTGCTGGCATGACCGAAGCCGGTCGCAAGGCATATAACGCCAAAAACGGCTCACATCTCAAGGCACCACAACCCGAAGGTGGTTCACGCAAGGATTCATTTTGTGCCCGCATGTCAGGCGTAAAAGGCCCGATGAAGGACGAGAACGGTAAACCAACCCGCAAGGCAGCGGCACTAAAAAGGTGGAAGTGCTAATGGCAGCTAGATCTAAATTCAAATTTACACCAGACCACGCCAAGATTATTCTTGAGCTGGGTAAGGTAGGCGCGTCCCAAAAAGCTATGTACGCCGCCCTTGGTATCAGCAAGGACACGGCAGCAAAACTTAAAAAAGATGACCCAGATTTTTATGAGGCAATGTCCATGGCGACCACGCACGGCCAAGCCTTTTGGGAAAACATGATGCTTGCAAACATTGACAACAGGGCTTTTAACAGCCGAGTTGCTGAGATTGCCCTTCGTGGGCAGTACCCCGACGACTACAAAGATCGTCAAGAAATTAAAGCTGAGGTAAAACAAGAACTTAACATTGACTTCCAAGGCGCGGTTAATGACCTCATTGGCAAACTTAAAGAAGCCGCCCAAGAATAGAAAAAATATAGTTGTAAGTTTTTCACATTGTGGTAAAAATAAGGCTCTTCGGAGCCTTTATTTTTGGATAAGTAGTTATAGACAAGAAAAGGAAAACAGACAAATGACAGCACACGCACTTTTAAGCGCATCCAGTAGTAAGCGATGGCTAACATGCACACCCAGTGCCAGACTAGAATCTACACTACCTGAGCAAAAGCGCCCCGCTGGCTCGTTTGATTTTTCGCAGGAAGGCACCATGGCTCACAGCCTAGCCGAGGTTAAACTACGACACCACTATGCGCAAATTGGATATGAAGAATATAAACAAGAAATCGAAAGCATTAAAAATACGCCATTCTACAATGAAGAGTTCGAGGCGTATGTCGACAACTATGTTCTTTATGTTCGTTCACAAATCGGAGATGGGGATGTTCCGCTATTTGAACAACGCGTGGATTTCTCTGACTGGGTTCCTGACGGCTTTGGTACAGCCGATGTGGTTATACTTTCTAAGTACTCCATTCGCGTCATCGACCTCAAGTTTGGCAAGGGTGTGCCTGTCTCCGCAATCGACAACACACAGCTACGACTATATGCTCTTGGTGCTTATTCAAAATTTAAGGAAGAGTATCCAGACATCAAAGAGGTTTCCTACACGATCCACCAGCCTCGCTTGGACAGTATCTCATCTGATGGCACTTCAATCGCTAAACTGGTCGACTGGGCGAGTTACTTCGTAAAACCCAAGGCTAAAAAAGCGTGGGCTGGTGCCGGTGAGTTTTTAGCTGGTGATCATTGCCAGTTCTGCCGTGCCAAGGCACAGTGCCGCGCCCGTGCAGATCTTAACAACCAAATTGCTGCATTAGAGTTTAGACCACCAGCACTTTTATCTGATGAAGAGTTTGACTTGGTGTTATCAAAGGCGGATTTAGTTAAGACATACATTAACGACGTGCAGTCATTCGCCTTAGATCGTGCGGTAAATAACGATATAATCCCCGCAGGCTACAAACTTACCTCCACCAAGACACACCGCAAGATTGGTGATCAGGCATTAGCCGCCGTGGTTTTGATGGAAAAAGGTTTTAAGGAAGAAGAGATTTATGAACCCAAAAGCCTTAAATCGATCGCACAGCTTGAGAAACTAGGTCAGAAGGGTCAGGTAGCCGCCGCACTTGGTGCGCTTATCCTACGCCCTGATGGAGCCCTTAAACTGGTAAAAGACAAGGCTGTTGAGGAGGACTTTAAATGAACTCTTGGTTAATGGGTTTTATAGCCGTGGTTTATGCTGTTGTGGCAATAAATTTTTTTAGAACTGATCAGACAGGTTTTGGTATTTCGTTTTTAGGTTACGCAATAGGAAACATAGGACTAATACTTGCCGCAATAGGAAAATAAATGGACGAAAGAATCCAAGTACACATAAACCAAAGTGAAGTAGATGAGTTTTGTTTAGATTTTTATGACATGCCAAAAGATAGTATTAATACTATCCGAGAAAGCATATACGAAACAATAGAGACGGCAACTGAAGAGCCCGAGTTGACCGAGCATCCTTTATTCATGGAAGATTTAACAAGAGCATTTACAATGCGTCAGGCCTTGATTCAATTGAACAAATTGTATGACGCATAAATATATTACATTATGAAATTAAAAAGTAGTAAAAGTTTGGATAAGTAGTTATGTAAGAAAGGTAGACGACTAGCACCTCAGAAGTTTAGTCAATTCAAAGCAAACAAGGAGCCAAGATGGCACAAGCAATTAAAGTAGTTACAGACAAAGTTCGTTTTTCATACGCCAACGTATTCGTACCTAAGGCACAGATGGAAGGTGGCACTCCAAAGTATTCAGTATCAATCATTATTCCAAAGAGCGATACTGAGACAGTAGCAAAAATCAATAAAGCAATCGAGCAGGTTAAAGCTGACAACCAAGACATCTTTAAGGGTGTTGCGGCTAAGTTAATTAAAGGTGGTTTGCGTGATGGCGATGAAGAAAAACCTAACGATCCAGCATACGCTAATTCGTACTTCATTAACGCCAACTCATCACAAAAGCCCGGCTTGGTAGACGCTGATCGTCAACCTATTATTGACGCAAGTGAAATCTATTCCGGCTGTTATGGCCGTGCATCAGTAAGCTTCTTCCCATACAACGTATCAGGCTCACGTGGCGTTGGCTGTGGTTTAAACGGCTTACAGAAGTTAGAAGATGGTGAGGCACTCGGTGGCGTTTCTAATGCCGCTGCGGACTTCGCAATTTAATAGTAGTACCCAGTAGATGGGCCAACCCAGTGCAGAAACTGCACTGGGTTTTTTGCCCTTAAGACCAATACAATAACAAGAAAGACACCATGGATCAGTACCAAGAATATATCGCCGCCAGCCGTTATGCCCGTTTCCAAGACGATAAGGGTCGTCGTGAAAACTGGGGTGAGACCGTAGACCGGTATGTAGAATACATGTTTAGCCGTACACCAGCCATTACTAACAACACCGAATTAAAAACAGAACTTCGTAGCGCCATTTTTAACCTTGAACTAATGCCGTCCATGCGTGCCATGATGACAGCAGGAAAGAGTGCCGACCGTGACAATACTTGCGTCTATAACTGCAGCTATCTCCCAGTGGATGACCCCAAGTCGTTTGACGAAAGCATGTTTATTTTGTTGTGTGGAACGGGAGTTGGCTTTTCAGTCGAGTCGAAGTATATTAGTAACCTGCCCGAAGTGCCGGAACAGTTATTTGAAAGCAGCCACACCATTGCAGTGCATGATAGCAAAGAAGGCTGGGCTAAGTCGCTGCGATTGCTCCTCGCTCATTTGTGGGCTGGAGAAATCCCAAAATGGGATGTCTCCAATATTCGACCTGCGGGAGCACGACTCAAAACTTTTGGAGGGCGAGCTTCAGGACCCGAACCATTAGTTGACCTGTTTAAGTTCGCTGTTAACATGTTCAAACATGCACAAGGGCGCCGCCTTAATTCACTTGAGTGCCACGACCTAATGTGCAAAATTGGTGAGGTTGTAGTTGTTGGCGGCGTGCGCCGCTCTGCTATGATTTCTTTATCAGATTTAGATGATGAAAGGATTCGACATGCAAAAGCTGGACCATGGTGGGAAACCGCTCCACATCGGGCTCTCGCAAATAATAGCGCTGTCTATAATGACACACCAACTGTTGGGAAATTTATGGAGGAGTGGCTTTCTCTGTATAATTCTCATTCTGGTGAACGTGGTATATTCAATCGTGAAGCTGCTAAGAACACAGTTGCTAAGTATGGTCATCGCGATCCTAATTTTGAGTTTGGGACTAATCCTTGCTCAGAAATTATCCTCCGACCTTACCAATTTTGTAACCTCTCTGAAGTGGTGGTGAGACATGACGACGACAAACAAACTTTGCTGCGCAAAGTGCGGCTTGCGGCTGCCCTTGGAACAATCCAGTCAACCTTTACCCGGTTCCCCTATCTGCGCAAGGTGTGGCAGAGAAATACTGAGGCAGAACGGCTTTTGGGTGTTTCCCTCACCGGCATTTATGACAACCCCCTTTTGGTCAACCAAGGAGAACAACTAAATGAGTTACTTACCGAGCTTCGAGAGGAAGCTAGAAGAACCAACAAAGAATTTGCAGAGCTGCTTGGAATACCTGAAAGTGCTGCAATTACTTGCGTTAAGCCCAGTGGAACCGTCAGCCAACTCGTTGATAGTGCTTCTGGAATCCACCCTAGACACTCTAAATTCTACATACGAAGAGTTAGAGGAGATAAGAAAGACCCTCTCACCCAATTCTTAATTCAACAAGGAATACCAAATGAAGCGTGCGTTTATAAACCTGATCAAACAATTGTTTTTAGTTTTCCAATCAAGGCCCCAGCAGGCATCACAAGAGACCAAGTCACCCCGATTGACCATCTTGGACTCTGGCTTACTTATCAGCGGCACTGGTGCGAGCACAAACCCTCTGTCACCATTTCCGTCGAAGAAAAAGACTGGCCAAGCGTCGGTGCGTGGACGTGGGAAAACTTCTCAGAAATCAGCGGCGTCAGCTACCTCCCGTACGACGGCGGAACCTACCGCCAAGCCCCGTACGAAGAGTGTAGCGAAGAAGACTACCAAGCCCTCAAAGCCCAAGTCCCCCAAATCAACTGGGAAGACTTCGAAGAAACCACGGACAACGTCGAAGGCGCCCAACAACTAGCCTGCAGTGCCGGGTCTTGCGAAATTTAAAAACTATTTCACATGGTGGTAAATTTGGCCCCTCTTCGGAGGGGCTTTTTTGGATAAGTAGTTATGTAAAAACAAGGAGCCAATATGACCACAGCAGAACAAGCCTACAATCACTGGAAAAAAGCCATGAAGATGGATTTGCGAGTCTATACAGATCAGCAGCTCTTTGAATTGGGCTTTAATGCCGCTAAGTCCATTATGAACGAAATGGAAAAGGTAGTTTCTGAAATGGAACGCGAAAACAAAAAACTGTCGGCTGAGATCAAAAAGCTTCGTAAGGCAAATAAAAATGCGCCCGAATAAATTCCAATTTCGCAAGACAGCAGCTCGTAATGGGTGGACAAAGATCTTTGGTGGCATCGGCCGACGTAGAAGTATTAAAGACTTCTTTAATACCAAAACACCAGTTAAAAAACGCTTTAATATGCAGATGGTAAGGCGCTCACACCAAGGACACCGTAACAGAATTTTTGGTAGTCTAAATGCCCTAAAGATCCGTCTACAATTTGGCCGCAGGCCAACAATATCAGATTTTAGGAGGTAGTATGATTTACTTTGCAATCTATTTAGTACTTCTCGTTGTTGCGTTACTATTTAATTATGGAGCACATCTTGATGACTAACGAAAAACAAAAGCCAATTACTGAGCAGTACCGTAACAACTACGATAAGATTTTTGACAAACCAAACCCACTTGCCGAGAAGCTAATTAAGCAGATTGAGGAAAACATAAAGGCCAATTCAAAATGACATATGAATACTTTATTTTGTTTTTCATTGGCTTTATTGTGGGTGCGTTACTTAACCGCAGCAAAGAAAGCCGTGAACAAGAGCGCATATACGAAGATCGGTATCGTGACTACGAGGCCAATGTGCAGTATTACAAACGCTTAACCCGCAATTTGGTAGAAGAAAACAACAACCTCAAACAATGGCAAACCCGCCAGCTTGATGTTATTGATTCTCTAAACACACAGATCAGACACCTAGAGTCTCAAGTATACGGAGGCAGCACAAAATGAGGATGTTAAATGTCTGATTTGTGAGAAAAAGTTATGTAAAAAGGATAAACTTGCATAACATTGTTATAACAACACATGAGGATAGAAATGACCGCAAATGAAATAGCAGAACAATTAGAAAGCATTAGTTGGCTACAAGGCGATGGTAAAGTAAAACCATTTCAACACTATGCCAACTTTGTTCGCCAGCAACAACAGCTTATTGAAATACTGAACGGGCGCATTGAGCGCATGATTGAAAACCAAAGCCACCACGAAGGTATCGCTCACGCCGGCGGCTTTGAACAAGGCTATGAGGCGGGACGTAAAATGGGCATGCAACAAGAGCGGGCACTATGGGAACTAGCCGCATCAACACAGGAGATTGAGAAATGACCACATTCACCACAGAAGACAGGTTACATGCGGGAGAGTACCCGTTGACCGATGAGCAGATTAAAGAACTGATGCCACTTAAACCATACGAAGAATATACAGAAATGGAAGCGCCGGATTTAATTGCGTTTGCCCGCGCTATCGAACGCGCCCACGGAATAGGAGAATAGAAATGAATAAACCAGAACTACTCAAAGACGCAGTAAACGACCTAGAGTCTATAGCAGCACTTGTGCAGTATCAAACCTCTGATCGAGATTTGGCACTTGCTATACTGGACTGCGCCGACCAACTAACCAAACTGATTAAAATGGAAAAACCAAAGCCTTATGAATCAGAATATTTAAAGAACGTCAAATTGGCTGCTGCGGCAGGGGAAGAGGGTTAAACATGACAAAGATTAAAGTAGTTAAACCAGCTATTGTCGAAAAAACTGGCAAGATCGACAAGGCAAAGTCTGTCAAAGAGAGCCACGATGACATCATCAAGCGCACTGGTAAATCCGGCAAACATAAGTTTGTGCTGTCCAATAAAAAGATTGCCGACCGTAAGGAGGCTGCTAAGGTGGCTAAAGCCGCTGGTGAGGTAAAAGATCCTGGCAAGAAGCTACACAGCCATGAGCTACGCAAGGGACTAAAGAAATGAAAGACGATTTTAGATTTACACTGGAGCATGTATCTGACAACCCAGACGGATCTGGTAACTTTAAGGCGGACTTTAGTGACAATGTTGCCCAGATATTAATCCAACGTGGCATACAGGCCATATTGGAGGACTACATAAAGCAAGAAGAAGCACGTCCAAAGTCCAAACAAGAAAAACGCCTCAAACAACTATTATCAGAAGACCGTAAGTAATTTTAAACCCACTGATTCGTCAGTTTGCCTAAGGAGCTTATATGATTTACAGCATTGACTTTGAAACCCGCAGCGCCATCGACTTAGCCGACCAGGGGCTAGACATCTACGCCAACGACCCCAGTACAGAGGTGTTGTGTATTGCGTTTGGTACCACTCTCCAAAATGTGGATGTACTATCACCTAAAAATTGGGTTACTCAAGCAACACTTTTGGAGCACGTCCGTCGAGGTGGCAAAATTGCAGCCTGGAACGCCATGTTTGAGTACGCCATCTGGAACTGCGTCTGTGTGCCTAAGTACAAATGGCCACCACTAAAACTAGAGCAGTGCATTGACTCCATGGCCATAGCAGCTGCCAATAACATCCCCCAGTCCCTCGAAGAAGCCGCTTTGTTCTTAAATGCCAGCCATAAGAAAGACACCACTGGCAGAAAGCTAATCCAAAAGCTGTGTAAGCCCAAGAAAGATGGCACCTTTAACAACGACCCGCAGGCGATGGCAGAGCTGTTTTCATACTGCCAACAGGACGTCCGTGCTGAGATGGCGATTGTGGCCAATTTAAGGCCCCTCTCAGACGAGGAACAGGCAATCTGGACCCTCACCCAGCGGATCAATTTGAGAGGCGTACCGGTCGATCCACAAGAGCTCCACAACGCTGTCGTAGCTGTGGCAAGGGCACAAGATGCCATCGACAACGAATGCGTCGCCTTGACGGGTTTTAGAGCGTCTGAGAGGGATAAATTGCTAGGGTGGTTAAATGCCCAAGGAATGGATATGTCCAACATGACCGCTGAGATGATATCAGTTATGTTGCAACGCACCAATTTAAAGCCTAATGTAAGGAGGGCGTTAGAATTACGCCAAGAAGGAAGCCAAACTAGCGTGGCTAAGTACGCTAAGATGATGGAGATACAACGTGAAGGACGGATTAGGAATACACTGGTATATCATGGCGCTTCCACTGGCCGCTGGGCGAGCCGCGGTGGGCTTAATTTACAGAATATTGCTCGCCCCACACTTGGCGATGAAGAAATTGGACAGGCAATACCAAGAGTATTTAGTGAGGGAGTTGGGACGATGCAACAACTATCGTCCCTCGTCCGTAGCGCTATACGAAGCCCTGCAGGCAAAACCTTCGTTGACGTGGATTTTAGCTCAATTGAAAACCGAGTTGGTGTCTGGTTGGCTGGGCAAACAGACAAAGTAGAACTATTTAGAAAAGGATTAGATGAGTACAAGACGTTTGCGTCAGAAGCGCTTTATCGTATCGCTTATAACGACGTTACTAAGGATCAGCGTCAAGTCGCGAAGTCAGCGGTTCTAGGCTGCCTCTTTGGTCAAGGTGCCAAGGGTCTGGTAAAGTACTCTGAGGGGATGGGGGTAAAGATGAGCGAGCAGCAGGCCCAACAAGCCGTGAATGCTTATCGGGCATCTTACCATCAGGTAAAGAGCTGCTGGGGTGAGATGGAGTCTGCAGCCATGTCAGCCATCTTAGAGCCTGGCACTGCGTTTGCGGCGGGCAAGTGCGCGTTTAAGGTGCAGAAAGACGTACTGTGGATGCGCCTACCAAGTGGGCGGCTTATCTGTTGGCATAATCCCAAGGTCGAGGAGCAACTGACTCCATGGGGCGTTAAGAAGTTGGGCGTCACCGTCCGTAGCCAAAACACCTTTACGCGCCAGTGGACTCGAAATAACTTGATTGGTAGTTCGATCTTCCAAAGTGCTGTTCAGGCAACTGCTAGGGATATGCTCGCCGAAAGTCTCTTGAGGCTGGATAACGAAGGATACGAAGTGGTCAATTGTGTTCACGATGAGGTACTCCTATTATGTAATGAAGAGGAGGCCGAAGCCGTCTTAGATCGTGTTATTGGTATTATGACAACACCGCCTAAGTGGGCTACCAACTTTCCAATTGCTGCGGAAGGCTGGATCTCAAAACGCTATCGTAAGTAATTATTTTTTCTTCTTTTTAACTTTGCCACCTTTTTTATAACCGGCTTTTTGCATATTGGTAAGTAGCTTTTCATCAATTAGTTGGGGTTCTTTCATGTACCCAAACCAAGAGTTACCGTGCGGTGCCAAGCCAGTCTTTGCAAACTGTCTGTTATAAAAATCTGGTGTGGCAAGACTGTGTGGGACAGGGGCAAACTGGACGCCTTGGTCTTGTCCATAAACAGCCCAGTTGTAGTCTGGGTGAAGATCCTGCCTAAATTCTGCTGGCCTTTTTGGGTCCACAGTAAACAATCGAGTTCCAATAGAACTAGTTGGAATACCCTCTGTTAATGGATCCCTGTGGGATCTTAAAATGTCCTGATACTGCGGCAGTGCAATCCCGCTCTTAGTACCACCAACACCCTTACCCTCTCCCAAAATAGAGGCTAAGGCACTCCTACGATCAAACGTGTCACCGGCCATTTCTGCGGCGGCGTATGGATCTCGAATATCAAACTGATTCGGAAACACTAACGGGCCTTCTTTACCCTTGCGCATTGTGCCAATTCGTGCGTTGATTAAATCAATCTGCTCAGGGGTTAAATTACGCTGATAGTGTTGGTTTAGGATGTCGTTAAAAACCGTCTTATTAGACTTTAACTGATCTGGTCCACCAATATATGTTGACCAAATTGTGTCATCACCTGACTTTTTAACCATGTCGTTGGCGTGTTTTTCTGCGTCGTTCATCCAAACAGCGCCAGACTCCTGGTGTGCTGGACTAATATTTTGAAAGTTTGGAAACTGATTGCCGCCCATTCTGCCACCATGAACACCAAAGTTATCAGTCTGTGTGAGACCTAGTTTTTTACCTTCGTGGGCACCCAATGCCTCACTGGCTTTTACAATAGTAGTTGGCCTGTGCTCAAACAACTTAGCGGCCGCCTTCAACACCTCACCACCCTTAGCAAATTCTTGCACAGGTGTCTTCTCAAACAACACACCCGTATCACCTGTATGGTAGCCCTTATAACCAGCGCCTTTAATTGCACGCTCTAAATTGTTTAAGTGCAAATCTTGGCTGTATTGGTTAATGCCTTGTTTTGCTAAGTATGGGTCGTTTGATATGGCCTTAGTCTCGGCTCGTAATCCACGTGGGTCATTTGCCAAGTTGTAAATGCCGGTTGCAGTGCCGGTGTACTTATTGCCACCAACGCCACTCTCGGGCTTCATGGTATCAGCGCCCTTATCAACATAAAAATAACTACGGTGCTTTACATCAGGCGCATCAGCCAATCTTCCAGCCTCAGCACCCTTCATGCCAGTTCCGTACATCGCCGGATCCAGTTCACCCAAACCAGCTTGACGGCTATAGTGTACGAATGGCACGTCTTCAACGTGCGCATTTCCAAACGCAGCCTCATCTCCTGGATGTACAAAATAACTCTTATTAAATGCACCGCCCCAGTCTTCTGCCTTAGGGCCGGCCAATACAGCCTCACCAGTGGTGTGGTTTAGTGCGGGAATGGCATCCTGTGCCAACGCCTCAGATAGGGCGTGTGTGCTAGCTTTAATGTCGCCTGAAGGGGCTTCTATGGTCACACGACTGGTGTGCTCAAATGGGCCAAAGTGGCTTTCTGGTTTTGGTGGAATAACATCATGCGTCACAATCTTAGAACCAGGGAAATGTTTTGCAACAGCCTTCTCAATGTCCTTACTGGCGAGCTTATTAATATCAGAGCCCACATTGCGCCCGACGTTAATGCTGATCTTTTCCATTTCCTTAGCAGCCTGTAGGGCAGCCTTCATTTGAGCTGGTGTCATTTTTTACTAAGGATTTTCTTTAGTGCGTCTTCATGGCTGCCTGATACCTTACCACCTTTAGCAAATTGGAAATCTTCTTTTTTGCCGTACATTGGTTTTTTAGCCAGTACCAAGGGTCCAATTTGTAGTGCCTCTTCGGCGTGTGTAATTGGCTCCATTGTTGCACGGTCATAAAAATACCCATGACGCTCTGGGTCCATACCAACTTGACGCCAGTCTGGGTGACTTAAATAATCTTGTGCGTTAGCAACAGCCTGTTCTTGGTCAACTGGATTCCAGTTACCTTTGATTGTCGCAATTGTGCCCTTTGGTTTACCACCAGCAATACTTAAGGCCGCCTTTTCTGACATGCCAAATTGCGGGTTTAGCACAGAGGCTACGCTCTCATGTCCAATAGATTTTCCAGCTCCAAATCCAGAGGCTTGTTCATGAATAGTTGGCACCCAAACACCGTGGTTACTATATGCCGGTATATCGAGCCTTAAACCAACTGGGTGACCAGCTTGAAGGGTCTGTGAGGGTACACCATACAAATCTTTTTTATCGCTTGTGAGGGCGTTTACGGCCTCTTCACGGGTTGCTGGAGTAGGAACAAAGTCAAATGGTTTGACTGGCTTAAAAGTATTTACCAAGGCATCGTGCGCCTCACGTGTTCCGGTACCGGCCTGTATTTGTTGTGCGGATTGCTGCAGCTCAGGAACGCGTTTTGTTACGTCTTTAAAGTGCATGTTGATTCTATTAACAGCTGGTTTAGCATCAGACATTAATAGGTCAATTAATTTAGAACCAGCTTTAACAGCTGAACCCCCACCAGCCATGTGAATTGAACCACCTTCAGCTTTTTCAGGCATTGCGGCTTCTACCACACCCTTAGCAGCGGGAACAAGACCCAATCCTGTAGCAATTGCCCTTACAGGAATCTTTCCAATTTTTTTAGGTAAGAAAGGGGCAGCAGCCATTGAAACTCCAGCGCCTATATCAGCAGCACCACCCAAAGAAGTTGGGTCAGCTAGTCCGCGACCAATATCGTATCCGGCTACTGCGCCTCTTCCTACAACCGATCCAATTTTTTTAGCGCCGTGTAGTGGACCTTTTTTATACTTAGAAAGATCAATGCCTTCCGAAGCAGCGGCTCCAGGGATTTTTTCATAATGCGTTACAACAGGTTGTCCCAAACTATCCAAACCATACACTGGCTTAATAATATCTGGCATAGCCTCTGACTTTGAAACTTTTCTAACGGCCGCTTGAACCTCAGGCATTGTCTGTAACTTAAAACCAACTTCTTTTTCTAAGTCACTTAACGGCACATTGTAACGATCACCAATTTGACTGTTTGCATATCTTTGCAAACTAGGCGGCCCTATAATATCTAATAACTTTCCTCCCGCCATAACAGCCCCACTAGTACCAACACCAGCAGCAGCACCAAGCACCCCACCTAAATTTTCCATGCCTGAAGATTCATCTACAGGAGCTGGTTGATTAACCTGTTCCGCCTGCATAGTGCGGATGTAATCTGCTATTTGTTCAGCGTGTTCTTTATTACCAGCTTCGTGAGCTTGTTGAAGGGCATCATACGCACGATCTAAATCAGCACTCATTATTTCTTTCTCTCTGGGTAAAGGTCAAGTAAAGCTGCTCCAGGGTGAGCTGGCTTTTCATTTTTACCCTCTTGGCCGTTAGCCTTTACAAGTTTTTCTACTTGTTTAGCATGGTCTGCTCGAATTGCCTTGTACTGTGCTGTCGACTCAAAATCCTGAAATTGTCCGTTTCTGTTTTGGGCTTTCCAGTCTTCGTAAGCATTGCCCATTTTCTCATCGTAGTCTGCTCTTGTCTTATACCACTGGGCAAATTTCTTAATAGTTTCAGGACTATTTTTTGTACTTCCAGTCATTTTAGCAACAAGCTCACGCTCAGCATCAGATACTGCGCCTTGACCCTTAAGAACAACTTTAGCAGCATTAAGTTGAAGTTCAGCAAATATTCTTGCCGCTTCTTCTGCAGCCCTGAGATCTTCTTTCTTAATTCCTGGTCTTAATCTAAGCGCAGCCTCTTCCATATTAGATAGTTTTGCAGTGCCACTGCCAGGTACTGTTACGCCACCTTCAATAGCCTTAACGGCGGCTGCAAGAAGGCCAGTTTCTTGCAACACACCAAAAGCTTTTGGATTACTTGTTGAAAGATCAATAAGCCTTTGAGCATTTGCACGATTGGTTCCAACATTATCGCGGGCTTCACGAATGGCATCACTTCTTACAGCTGCGGTTTTACCTGTAGCTTCAAGTTCCGCGGCTCTGCCTTTTTCCTCTGTTTTAATACTTTCTTCAGCTTTTAGCTTTTGGTTAGCTAAAGCTAAATCATACTCATCGCGCGTTGTTGGCTTAGAGCCATCTGGCATGAGAGGACCCACATACCCAGCCGCTTTAGCTGCGGGTTGTTTAGGTGCAGGCTCTAAACCAGTTGCGCCAGATGTAGCAATGGGTTTACCACCTAAAATGCCTGTAGCAATTTGAGTTGCTTTTTCTGCACCACCATTAGCTGCAGCAGCTTCTGAACTTATATTGCCAGTTTTAATGTAGTTAGCTGCACCAGTGGGTCCTAAAAAGTGAGCTAAATCTAAATTCTGTGCGCTTGGTTCTACACCAAGTTTAGAAAGTTGGTTTTGAGCCAATCCACGATATGTGTTAAAGGCTTCAGTTTGCTCATCTTTATTGAGTGAAGTGATCGGACGATCTTTGAACCGTGGATTGGCAGCTTGTACATCCTTGTAAGCTGCATCAGTAATTCCATAGGTTCCGTATGCAGTACCTTTAGTGAGATCATGATAACCTATATCCCTACCACCAGATTCACGGGCGGCAACTCTTAAAGCAGCGTCATCAGAAACAACAGGCTGCTGAGAAACACCGCGGTATAACTCTGGTTTTTTTGTTAGTATTTTCTCAGCATCTGCCTGAGTCATTTCTTCCACTTTGTTTGTTAAGGGATTAAATACCTTAACAATCGTAGCCATCTGTGGAGAGAATTCTTTTTTAGTACTTTCAGTAATCCGGCCTTTACGCCACTCATCAAGGATAGCCAATCTATCGGAGTCTGTTCTAGCAGCTTGCATGCGAGCCTGAACATCAGCTGGAATAGCTGCAGCACCGCCCGCACCACCAACACCACCAGCGCCACCTGTTAAGGCAGCAAGACGAGCTGCGTCATTGGCAGCAGAAGATTGTGCAGCCTTGTATGATGCTAATTGTTGCTGCATGTTAAAAAGGTCTTTACCTTCTTCATTTTGCTGTTTATTTATAGCGGCCAGTGTGGCAGCGGGTCCTTCAACACCACCTGAACCCCAAGCAGATGCGCGAGCTAAACTATCTTGAAAACTTTTCCATGGGCTTGATTTTTCAGCAATCAATCTTTCCATGTTGGCTAATAGATCTTTAGTTGCTGAAGGATCAGCAACAATTTCTTTTGCTGAAGGAACCAAATTACCTTTAGGCCCAATTTTTACAGATAAACCCCCTGTAGGAGTTTCCGTAGTCTGTGTGTCTTCAACCGGAATGGCATCCAAGCCTGATGTTGTGTTCGCCATAATTTTATTCTCTTATTAAATATCTTCGCCAGCGATTTGTGGAGCCACATAATTAGGGTCAGTATTTTCACCAAGCCCCACATCTCTGTTATCCATTGCGGGGTTACTGTTTGAAATATAAGTTCCAGAATTTCCACCACTAAACAAATTACCAATAGCTTTGCCTGCACCACCAACCAAACCACTTAATCCACCCTTAACTCCCAATGAACCCAATAAAGAATTAACAGCACCTGTTCCACCAAGTAAGTTAGACAATGCGCCAATTTGATTTAATGGCGATACCTGAGTACTTTGGGTAACTGATTCTGGAGCCTTAATACCTGCTAGAATTGTTGCCAATGTGGCGGCTTGTTTCGTTGGGTCCATCTGTTGCAACTGACCCAAAGCTGTTTCTTGAGTAATGTTTTGATTAGCCAATGAGCCTGCTTGACCAGCAGCACTCACACCAGTTGCTTGATTTTTTAATGCTGCATCCATCTGTTGTGAGAATAGATTTGCTTGCGCATCACCTAAAGCTTTTTCAACGGCAGTCTGTCCGCGTAAACTACCAAAGTTACCCGATGCAATAGCACCAGCTTCAGGAGCTGCCTTAATATTTGGCATAAGCTGGTTAAGCTGTTGGTTTTGCGCTTGAAACAAACCGCCAAGCGCCGTGCTAGTATTTGGAGTAACTTGACCAGTTGCACTAACGTTCCATGGATTAGCTGCCCCAGTAGCAATAGATTGAGCGGTATTACCAGCTTGTACAAAAGGGTTGTTGGCACCACCAAGCTGAGTAATAGCATTGCCGGCAAGCGTATTTTGTAGCGTAGGCATTGCGTTGACGCCAGCCGTTGCCTTAGACACTGCATCTTGTTGTGCGCTATCATACCACGCTGGTAGCGTTGTCTGTTTGGTTGATGTGTTTGCAATAAGACTGCTTAATCCGGCCATAATATGTTATACCTTTGTTTTTCTTTTTGCATCAGTCAAATAAGCTAGTGGGCCTTTTGAATCTGGTGGCAATTTATTTGTGTCATGCTTTTGTTTGTGAGCACGAATTGTTTCTAAAAACTTATTTAAAACTTTTGAACCGCTGTCGTTACTACCATTACCAAGAGAAGCAACAACGTCAGCTGGTATCACAAACTCACCGTTTGCTAACATTGCTGGTACGCTATCGCTTGTTCCATCTCCATCACCTTGAACATACGTGTTCTTTAATGAATTTAATCCACCCTCGGAATAAAACTGCGGGTTATGATCTTCTACTTCACCACCTTCAGCGTAACCACGATGTTGCTGAAGTTTTTGCAACAATTTTAAATATTCAGGATTTGAAAGTTCTTTCAATCCGGATGTATCTGCTTTTAATATATCGCTTTTTAAATATGGATCGTTTGTTTGGTCTGTGGGTGTTGTATCTGTAGATGTCGTATCCGATGTTTGACTGTCTCCGGCTGTGGATCCAGCAATTGCAGCACCACCCAAGCCAAGTAAACCGCCCGTAGTGGAACCAGAACCACTTAAAAGTGAGTTAAGTCCCATCTTTGCGGCGTTACTACCTAATTTAGAAGCTATGTTTTTTCCAATATTAGAGCTTGTTTCTCCAGCTCCAGGTCCAAATGCTTGAGCCAATTCTTCTGGAGTCATGCTTTTTAATTCAGACATTGTTTGAATTGGGTCTGGTGTTGAGTTAGCATAGCTGGCCATGTCAGCTTCAGTTATATTAGGAGCTCCACTAAAAGCACTTGAAATCCCACCAGCAACACCGCCGCCAACTCCACCATATGCAGAACCTTTAAGTGCTCCGCCAAGAATATCTCCATTGTGCGCAGCAGCATTGATAGCACCACTACCACCACCTAATATAGCGCCAGTAGCAGCACCGCCCAATAGCGCACTACCACCTAACCCTTCGGCTAGAAAAGGTGCTAGCTCAGGTGCTATAGCCATTGCAGCAATAGTAGTAATTGCAGGTATTGCGTCTCCAAACATCCCACCACTATCTAAGCCAGCAATACGCTGTCTATTGGCGCTACTTGCTTGTGAGGCAGACTGGCTATATAAATCATTGATTTGCTGAGGAGTCATTCCCTCTTTAATAGCGTCTGGAATCAAACTTTGTATTGTTTGTTGGTGGCCAGTAGCCCTATCACTTCTATTTTGCGCAAGATCCCATCCAGCCGCTTGGCTTTCAGCCTTAATTTTATTTTTGTAGTATGTTTGCGGATCTAATGTCTTTAACTGTTCAAGAGCATTTTGTTGTACTGAAGAAGGTGCGTTGGTATACAAAGTCCCATAAATAGTGTTCTCTAAGGCATCACCAATTTGGCTGTAATACCCATGGGGGTCTGTTGCTTTTTGAGTGTACAACTGTTCAGCTTTTGTTGGATCAGTATTTAATCCAGCAGCTTGTAGAAGTGGGTCGTTTAGTGCAGCTCCACCAGCTAACGCCTTAATACTGGCGGGGTCAATTCCACTTTGCTCTCCACCTGAATCTGTAAGGTATGAATATGTGTAAGCATTTCCAGTGCGAGGATCTACATAATAGCTACCGCCGCCACTATCAGGATTATTTGGATCTGTCTGATAGGTACGTTGCTCCCAAGTATTGGGGTCAGAAACAGTCTGGTCAGTATTAAACCCCGCCAAATTAGCTGTTTTACCCGCATTTGAAGCAAAATAGTTTAATGCTCCCTCTGGGTGCAAGTTTTGAAACTCTTGACTATTTTGTAATGCAGATGCTACAACAGAAGGATCTTGATTACTCCATGTGGATAAACCACTTGGATCGACATCACGACCAAGGTACTGTTGGTACAGGGAGTTTAATCCGGACTGATCCATTAAAATTATTCAGTAATGTTTTTTGCTTTTGCAGCCAAAGACTCTTCAACAGCTTTTTCAAATACTGGATCGATAGCTTGAGTATTTTTGTGCTTAGCCAATATAGCTTGAGCAACGGCTTGATCGTTAAGATACTTTAATGTTTGTTGTCCGTGCATTTTGTTTCCTTTAGTTAAATTACTTCTATATCTACATATCCAAAAAATAAAGCTTTTTCGCCCTAAAAATCAGTAACTTGGGCCATTTACTACTGTGATAAACGCTCTTGCCCAATCCTGCCAAGTTGCAAACCCTACTGGATCTGGCACTGGATATGTGGCAAAGGGCGGTGACTGTACTAATGCGTTTGCAGTGTCTTGCCAGTGGTCTTCTGCAGAGTGCACAATGTTGCGCTGACCATACTGCACAAACAAGTTACCATTAAACTCTTCCCAGGTTGAATGATCTGGGGAGTATGGAAAATACTCTATTGTGCCGGCTTTAACCATTATGGTCTTTCATCACCCATTTCAGCTGTAATCATGGTTCGACCAAGCTGATAATTACCATCAATAGTATTTGATTCAAACAACAAGCTCATTTCACGATGCTCAATGCGCAGATCAATCTTTTCAGTACTTGGCCCAAACAAAAACGGACCATTAGATTCAACCGGGCTTCTAGCAAACTTACGACCTAGTAATGTCAATGACATCACACCTGTTTGCACAAAGTCTGGCTCAACACGGCGTAAGTGCATCCTACGGTTTACGCCTTGGGGTGTGTCTTGTGCTGGTGTTCCGCCAATCCAGCTAATATCGCAGGTGGTAAAACTAGAATAAATAGCGTTTACATCATTAAGCGTTACTGCGTTGTAACCATTTTCATGCTGCCA